GGGACGTACGCAACAGAAAGCGCCAGCACGCGCAGTACATGCTGGCGCTTCCAACGACTCGTAGCCTACTTCACCGCAACGCGAAACCAGACGCGCGACGGCGCCTCGTCACACGGAGCGATGCGCACGAACTCGACGCGCGCGGCCAAGGTTGCGTGGTACAGGTCACCCACACGATCCCATAGCGTCGCAACGAGGTCCGCCGGCAACCTCTGGTGTGTGAACGCGCACTCGTCCACCTCGGGAAGCATAAGCGCGACACTCTCCATGGCTGCAACGAACCTGTAGCCCTGGTCGGGCTGCGGGAGGCCCTCATGGCAACGACGGATTCGCCACGCGACCTCCCACAACGTCTCGCGCTGTCCCCTGCGCAGCAATTTCTGCCACACCTGGGTCTTGGCCTCATCGACCTTAACCCACCACCACTTCATGCGCCGCGACACGATTCGCGCGAATTCGTCATCCGCTTCCACCGCGCTCACGAACCGACGCTCCAAGCACATGTTCTTCGCGCACTGGAGCATCGAGTACGTTTCGAACCAGTAGCCGTCGCCACGGCTCGTGGACCAGACCTCGATTCGACGCTGATTCGACGGCGAGATGCCCACGATCACCTCGTCCATTCGCAACTCAGACGGTTTGGGCAGTGACATTTTCGCACCTCCTCGAGTCTACAGATGCACGCAGGTCAGGTGGCGAACCTCCCACGCGCAAGACTTATCCAGCAACAACACACACGCCACTCACCTCCCATGCGTACACGCCCCACCTACCACGGGCGGCGAAGCATGTATTCAATCAGCAAACAGCCCGCGATGACCACCACCACAATGAACAGGAATGCCAACACCTCGATCATGTTGCTCCTTTCTAATAGGTACGTTCCACGAAAACCCAGTCCCGATCGAACAGGTCCCTAACGAAGGTGATGCGATATTCGCGGGACGGGGTGCGATCCACCAGGTTGTCCAGGTCGAATTCCTCCGTAACGCGATGCGCCACCACCCTGTAGCAAGCGTCGTAGCGCACCCTGTTTTCGGTTTCCCGGTAAACCGAATCGATGAAGTCTGCCCACTCCCCCACGGTCTCTTCGTCCGTAGGCTCCCAGAACGACCGAACCGCTTCCTCGTGGGTCAGAACCTCCCACCCCCAGTACTCGGGGTCGGGGATTCCGTGTCGGAGCGGGCAGTCCCAGCAGATCTCGTTGGTGTCCAAGGTGCCGGTGCACCCGATGTCGGCGACCGTGAAGTCGGGGGGCAGGTCGAAGTTGCAGAACGCAGACTCGCGCAGACAGATGAAGTCCACGTACTGTTCGTCACCTTCCCCTTGCCAGACCTCCCACCGACCAACCACTCCCGCACAAACCGCCACCGTGCCGGGTTCCAAATTCATGTGTTTCACCTTCATGTTGCTCCTTTCATCGCTTGGTATCGGACTTGATTGCACGTCAAGCTCAACACGACGCGAGGTCGGTCCTTCCACACCGACCAATAGCGCGCCAACGCCTGCTCCCGTGTCATCAACAACCAACGCTTGTCGCCGCGCTTCGGGAACGGGGGCCACAGACCGAGCCCTTCCGTCGCCCTCTCTGTCTCCCACCTCATCGGACGATCGATGGGCCGCTCCTCGTGTACCAAGTCTACGTAGTACAGGCCGTCGTCACTAGCCCAGACCTCCCAGCGCCATCGCCATATGTGATACACCGCCACATATGGCGCGCGCACTTTCGGGAGGACCCTCGACATCGCGTACTCGTAGAGCAGGCGACAACCCGTGTGGAAGCGCACCTCGGCCATCCAATCAAACCAGAACGGCCAGGGGTCATCACCTTGCGGTTTCCAGTAGCGCCAATAGGCCCTCCACGGGGTCAAATTCACCCAGGCTCCGTCGTCGTCTCCCTCGGGAGCCACCTCACCACAATCGATCGTGCAGTACGCCCTGCAATCAGGTTTCCTGGTATCGTACTGCATGCCAAAGGCGCGATCGGCGTGATTGCAGTAGAACAGGACCTCCACCCTGTCTCCACTGCGCCACTCTTCCCATCGCCCACGACTGCGTTCGCAGACCCTAACTTGCACGTTCACGGTCGCCTCCTTTCTACAGATAGCATTCAAGCCCCACCCACCCACCCTGTGACATCTGCTGCCTACTACCTACTGCGTGCTCACTTCACGTACCAACCCAGCACGCGTGCCAGAATCAAGACCCGGACCATCAACCAGCGGGCCGTGTTACCGGTGTCCTGGTAAATCGCGTTGTTGAACGCTTCCCACTGGTCGATCCACATGTTCCCCTTGTCCCAGAACCTCATGGCCACATCCAGGGGGGACTTGACGATCCAACCATAGGCATCCGGGTCAGGCAACCCGTGCTTCAGGAGACAGAAGTCGCACAACTCGCTGCTCCCTTCCTCCTTCCCACTGCAACCGATGTCCGAGGCCGTGAAGCCCTGGGGCAGGTCCCACCAGCGATACGGCGTGTTGTCCTTCTTGCAGATGAAGTCAATCCATTGCTCACCGTCGCCGGCGGGCCAGATTTCCCAGCGACCCATCGGCACATCGTAGTAGGCCACTTCATCGGCCCCCAATTGCATATACTGCTTCTGTTTCATGTCTCTCCTTTCATCGTGAATATTCGATACACAGACGGGGTCGCCAGCCCCATTGTTACCGTAGCCTTGCACCTCCATTCCGTTGTCATCTCGGTCTGCTACTACGACAACACGTGTCGCAGCATGGCACCCCGGCGTACCTTGTTCCCCGTGTCCTGGTACACAATCTCGATGTAGTTCAGGTACTCTCCCTCGCCTTCATCTTCCAAGAGGTCCCAGTACTGACGTACCGCTTCCTCGTGGGTCAGAATCAACCAGTTCGGGTTCTCGAGGTCCGGGAGCGGGAAGAACGGGCAGCGCTTGCACTCTTCCGTGACGACTTCGAGATCGCAGAAACTGTTCGTCTCTTCCGGTTCCTGGTCGGGAACAGGCATCACGAACCCGGAATGGTTGCAATAGTAATCCGCGTACCGAGTTCCCGTGTCGTCAACCCAGATTTCCCAGCGTCCAGTGTGCTTCTCGTAGATCGCGACTTCTCCAGGTTTAAGATGCTGCGCTTTCATGGTACCTCCTTTCACGGTTACTGGTGGGTTGTGTTCTGTTCATTCTAATTTTATTATCCTATCCGATTTTTGAAAAAGCAAGCACCGGCACTAATTTGAATCACCTCGTACAAAAAAGTACACAAACTGACCCCGCATTTATATAAATATAATGGAACAGACTTTTGCCAACCGTCGCCTCTTCTACGAAGACACACTCACCACACAGCCACTCACATGTGAGGCGACGACCACCTCGACTGTGCAACACCTACACCACCAGCATCACTTCGCACACGCATACACGCAAACCCTCACAACCACGCAACAGCGACCGCCACGCACACGGCTCTGTCGACGTAGCCAGCACAACCTAAACCCGCATGCACCACACAAAGAGCCCGCACAGGGTAGCGCAAAGAGCGCAACGATCACACAACTCTGTGCCGGTGCTTGATTTTTCAAAAAGTGTACGGTATAATAATAAGTAGAGGCGCCGGAAAAATGTGTACGTCACCGGCAATCTTGCCTCTGAAAGGGGGTGAACTGAAATGCATACAATAACGGGCTACCCACGCACAAACCTCGAGGACACCGAGCCCATCCGCCGCGCGAACGAACGCCTATCCGACCACTTCAACATCGAGGACAGCATCATCGGGATGCGCCTATTCAACGTGAAGCGGCTACCACTGCGGTCGGTGTACGCAATCGTCGGGTCCCACATCCTGATGTCAGAGAAGCCCGGTCCGTACACAACGCTCCGCCGATTCTACGATACGGAAACGCACGTGGGGCGCATCTACGCACTCCTCCGCCCCATCGACGAGGAGTACCTCGACACACTATACCTCGGCAACCGCGTGCTGATCCCAGTCATCGCACCAACGTCACGCTGCGCTCTCACGCCTAACCTCGGGTTCTGCACCGCCATACACATCGCGGTCTCCGCCCAGAAATGTTTCGTCCCCACCAACGCCAGCGTGGCTGCCGAACTACTCGCGTCCGCGTTCAACGACCCCTCACTCGCCCAACGCGTTCCGAACGAGTGGCGCGAACTCGTTGACCGCGTCACCACCGCCTTGGTAGCCACCACCAGCAACCGCACTCGATAGTCAAGACGCACGACCGTACATTAACAATCTAATCCACACACAAGGAGGTGCAGCATGTGCTTAACGCAGTCTGTCCGTGGTTTCGCACCAGCCCCCACGTGGGCGCATCGTGAGTTGGGTGCCGTTGGCTGGGAGGGCTCGCAATCCGGTCCGCTGAACATGTGGATCGGACTGAAGTCGTACATCGACCCAATCACCGAATCCGAAAGCCCGAGACCGTGGCTGCAACCGCTCGACGACGACGACGAGCCCGTCCACATCGACAGACCTGCTGTTCCCAGCAGACTCGTGCTAACCGCGAACCAACGAGCGCCCGTGGTGCCGTGTGGAGGCAGGGGTGCGTTCGCGTTGATATTGGCCACAGCCAGCGTACAGGAACGCTTGCTTGCGTTGTACTCGCCTACGCACCCATGGCAACCATCGTACATACAGTGCAAACGGATCACATTCGCGCACATCGCACCGTGCACGAAACCGCTATCGTACGACCTCTCCACGGGCGGGTACCTATACATGTACAGCACCGTCGTGATGCCCGTGGTGTTCAACGTCGAAGACATCGTCGACATCGGCGTCAACAGTCTGCGCATCAACGAACACGGTGCACCGCAAGACCTACGCAACACCGTAACGGTACCGCGCTACTGGCTACCCCTCGACATCCGAACCGCAGTCGCACTGATGTACGAAGCGGGCCACCCCGTCGACGGCAACGCGCCATGGCAGTACAGAGCCGCGAACATCTGTACGCTGCTCCGCGAGAGCCTCGAAGAGCAGGGGGTCCGCATCCGGTAACATAGCACACCCCCCACCCTATGGGGAGTGGGGCGAGTTGCGACGGAAAGGCGCACTCACAACGGGTGCGCCTTTTTCGTTTCCCCATACGTGGTTTTCCCATGAGTGAGCGAAGGTACAAAATCTGTATATATAGGGGGTCCCGGGACGTCCGGTCGTCACGAACGTCACGGAAGTCGCTGACGTTCGCGACGTTTTCCCTTGAGGAAATTGAGGAAATTTCAAAAACATCCGCTTACACAAAAATTTTTTTGAGTACGTACAATGTACAATGTAAATACACATATATGTTCATAAAGATCCATAACAAAATACATAATACACTGTACAATATAAAAATTCAAACTTTTTTAAGTGCTACTGATATACGATTTTGTACCTTGATCAAGGTACAGCGTCCTCTACTCACGCACACGCATACACACGTACACGCATACACACGTACACGCACGCACGTGTGCACGCATGCACACACGTGCAACGCATACACACGTGCAACGCATACACACACCCAAGAGAGAATCGTGGCCTCAATTCAGTGCCCCGAGTTGATTTTTCAAAAATCGTCCAGTATAATAAGAAGCAACAGCGAGGTGAGAGATGTGCGCACTCCCAGCGATCAACGGAGCCAGCAGGGCCAACGAGGTCGAGTCAGACCCGGAGGCAACGCGAGCCGACGGGTTGGAGACCTTACTTGGACCAGAGCCAGAACCGTGGGGTATGGTGGACGCTGAACGCTTGCAGCAACGTGATGAGCAGGTTCGCACGCTTGCGAACTTGCGTGAGCTCGCACTGCATGCGTACGCGGAGGGCGAGACTGACATACGAAATATCGCGGCGGTACTGGGTGTCGCAGAAACAGTCGTACGCCAGTGGGTCGCACCGCTTGCACGGTCGCAACGCGAAAAGTTACACGAACTTGTCACCGACGGTTACAAGCAGGGTGCGACCGTACGCGAACTTGCGGCACAAACAGGTCTGTCCGTACCGTACATTTACTTCATACTACGCAAGCATGGTGTGCGACCCGCTGTAGAGCGAAGACCGATGACACCAGAAGACGAGCGGCTGATTGTGGCGCTCTACCTGGCCGGCTTCAAAATCCAAGCGATTGTGCACTGGACTGGCCGCGGTGTCACATCGGTTTACGGTGTGCTGAAGCGGCGAGGCGTGCCACTTCGCCGTTCTGTCCCTGCGCTGTCGCTCGACGTGCGGGAACTGGGTTGAGCGCGCTCACGCCACTAACACCCAAGGCAAGGATGGGGGGTGTGCTACTTACCGCGCGAACGCGACGGGCGAGGTCGGGAAGCGCATGGGGCCGCGGTGGAAACCGAAGTAGCGCGGTGGGCACACCCCTCTTCTCACGCATGCAACAGGTTAAAGCGCGCCACACATTGACAAAAAGAGAACCCGTTGCCGCAATTTTGTGCCCGTGCTTGCTTTTTCAAAAAGTGTACAGTATAATAAAAGCAGAATCAGAACAAAGCGCGGCGCAAGCAACTCGACCGCGCCCACGCGTACGAAGTGCGCGCGTACGCGTGCGAATCCTGCGCAAGAAAGGAGGTGAACAGACATGGCGAACATCGCGCAGTACGACCCCGAACGGAACGAGTGGGTCAAGACGATCCCTGGCGCCAAGTTCTACAGCCTGCAGAAGGTCGCCGAGATTCTCGGTGTGGGCGGGCCCAGCGTCTACCAGGCCATTAAGCGCGGAACGCTGAAGGCCTTCAAGAACCCGGCGACCGGGAGCATCGTTGTGACTCACGACGACCTCGTGGCCTACATCCAGAAGCGGCAGGTCGGTGCCTCCGCGATCCCCAACGGGACCGGTTTGGCGCTGGAGCCTCTCGACCTGGGTGGTGAGGCTGCCGACGACATCCTGAGCATGCTGCAGTAACCCCCACGGAATGCCACTGCGCTTCGCACGCAGTGGCATTTCTAAGCCGCAAACGGGGCCAAACGTTGCAACGAAGGCACACACGAACAAAGAACTCTGCCCAGGGGTGACAGTACACATGAATACGACCGAGGTACACATCCGATTAGCCGGAATCGACCCAGGTGAGAGCACGGGGGTGGTGCTCGTCGATGCGCTACTCGAGGCGGTCAAGGGAACGATGAGTATAAAGGTTGGCGGCACGGCGCTCTACCGAGAAGGAGTGAAGGGCCTCGTGGAACCGCTTACGCCTCTGCGCCCTCACGTCCAAACCGTTGAACTCGGTACCAGCCGCCCGACCTTCCACCAGCCCCCCTTACCGCTCAACCTGATCGCGCAAGGAGCGCAAGCGGTGCTTGTAGAGCGCACCGACGCTAGCGGGGCGAAGACGTTGAACCTGGTTGACCCGCAGTTCTGGCAAGGGGTGCACGTAGTCGTTGTCGAACAGTTCATCTTGCGGAAGGACGCGCACCCCGCTCCTTCGCTCGTTGCCGCTCGTGTGCAGGGCGCGGTCGAGTTGCTCGCGCATATGTATGCGGGTGACGTGGTGTTAGTGCTACAACAGGCGTCGACCGCCTCGGAAGCGTGGCCGAACCATAGAATTCGCAAGCACTTCCCTCGTGCGTACGAAGTGTGTGCATACAGCCCACACGTGGTCGACGCGCTTCGCCACGTTCTGACGTACCTCGAGAGGATCACCTCATGAACCTCCTAACGCGCGTCGAGCAATTCAGACCACAACGCCCCGAGTGCGTCGAAGCGCCTGGCGACGCGGCATCTGCATCCCACGCCACGACGACCGCACCCCAAAACGATGCTACGGCAAACGCAGACGCACACACGATAACTGGGGACGTCGTCGCTGCGACAGTCGCTGCCACGGTACCCGCACCTACGTTGACGCCGAACCAACGCGATGCGATCGACCGTGCGCTCGCACTCGCGCGGCGAGCGCTGTACCCCTATCAGTTGGCGGCCGTAGACTTCCTGGTCTCGCGTCACGGAGGATTTGTCTGGGATGAGCCGGGGTTGGGTAAGACGACAGTCGCAATCGTCGCAGCCAAAGCGGCCAAACTGGCCGAAGTGGTGCCCACCCCGTTCCCGATTTTGGTGATCACACCCGCGCAACTGAGAAACTGGTGGCGTCGGGAAATACAAGCGATATACCCGAACGACCACGTAGTAGTTGCGGGTGTAGGTGGTAAGTTCAAGTACTGGTCAATCGAGGACGCACAATCTGGCAAACAACGATGGCCGCAGTGGGTCGTCGTGCATTATGAAGGTGTGCGGATTCGCACGGATGCATTCGCGTCCGTACCTTGGTCGGTGGTCATCGCCGACGAGTGCCATTATATTAAAAGTAAGGACGCTCTGCGAACGAAGGCGGTGTGGCGCATCGGGCCCGGTGCGTTTAAGATTGGGCTCACGGCGACGCCGTTCGACAAGCCGCCCGAACTGTGGGCGCAGTTGAAGTGGATGTTTCCAGATAACCCCGCACTGCGTTCGTATTGGAGGTTCTACGATGCGTTCACCGTCTACCAAGTGGAGACCACCGTGAGTGGTGTGACGTATCGTAGGATTCTCGGTGTGCGCAACCCCGACAAACTGGCCAGGCTAATGGCCAAGGTTGGGATCAGACGCTCAAAGCGTGCGGTCGCACCACAGTTACCACCGCTGGTCATCTCTACCATACCGCTATCGCTCGAGGACGACGCGGCCCAGCAAGCGCTGTACGATGCGATTAAGCACCAGGTCGAGGTCGATCTCAACAACTTCCTGGTGCCCGCGTTTCGCGTAGGTCTCGAGGCTGCGGCAGCAGCCGAGGTCGCCAAAGCGGCCACCGAATCCGCAACGGCAAGTGTGTCCGCAGGCGAGGGTGAAGATGAAGGTGGGGGTGTGCTTACTACTGCGGGGGCGGAGGGCTACGAGACGTATGCACCCCGCAGCGCGTTGATCATTCGTAACACGTTGGCGAGGTTGGTGCGGTTGGAGCAGGTAACGTCGCACCCGTGGACGTTCTACGCACCAGTGAGGGGCGTGAAGTTGGAATGGCTGCGCGAGTGGAGCGAGGGTAACACCGATCCGGCGGTGGTGTTGACGGCATTCAAAGCGTCTGCTCATCGAATCGCAGAGGTACTTGCGCGGGCCGCGGTGGTTACGGGGGACGTCTCCCTCGCAGTTCGCGATAGTCGCATCGAGGCCTGGAAGCAGGGGCAAGTGCAGTACCTCGTGGGTACACTGGACGCAATAGGCACGGGTGTGTCGCTTGAGCGGGCGCACACGCTGGTCCTTTACGATCTACCGTGGTCGTCGATGAAGTTCGAACAGGCACTCCACCGCTGTCACAGGATAACATCGGACCATCCGGTGCTCGTGCTCGTACCGATTGTCGAGCGCACAACGAATGTGCTCGTCCAACAGGCGGTTTCCAATAAGTGGAGGGCTGCGCGGTTAGCAATGGAGTTCGTCGAGTTCATAAGGAGCAACGGCAATGGTACACCCTGAAGACGTGATAGGTGGTCGTAGCGACAGGCAGGACATCCACATCACCGACCTAATCACATTCATGCAATGCCGTCTGAAGTGGGCGTGGAGCAGCCCGCTTCGACGCGGCTTGCAGCGTGTTACCCTCGCGCCACCGCTGCTGGTTGGTCAGGCGTTCCACCGCGGTGTGGCTGCGTATTATGGGAGTGGTCGGAACCTTGAGGCTGCGCTCGATGCGCTGGGTGCGATGTTCAAGCACGTCAGCGATGAGCGTCTGTGGCCCGAGGAGCGCCAGTCGCTTGCAGAACAGTACGGACAGACCGCGTGGATGTTGGTGCACTACGCAGCGTGGGCGGCGCGGGTGGATAGACCGTTTTTAACCATCGAGCCCGAGGTCAAGTTCGAGTTCGAACTCGATGGGCTCAGGGTTGCGGGACGGTTCGACGGCGTCGCTAAAGCGTCGACGACTGGGCTCGTGTTCGTCTTGGAGTACAAGACCACGTCACAGCCCGCCAACGCACAGTGGGTGATGCGATCGCTCCAGCCAGTTCTGTACGCTTACGCGGCGAGTCTGATGCACGGTGAGGTCGAAGGGGTCGTGTTCCGATTCATTTCGAAGAAGCGACCCGCGGATCCGCGCTTCAGCGTTGACGCCGACGGTAAGGTGCGCGTGGACATAACAGGCAAGACGACTAGGTCCTGGGTTCTGGCCCGCGCACGTGCGTATGCGCGTTCAGCGGGTGTACCCCTCGAGGCCGTTGCGGAGGCGCTTCGGCCTTACGTTGGCGCGCTGACTGATGAGCCGTACTTAACGCAGCACCTGATTAGGTACGATCCGTTTCGGTATCGCAGCGTATTGAATGCGGTACGTGTGATCGGTAGACAGATGCTTGACCCTGACGTTCCGATTGTGGCAACGCCCTCGTGGGCGTGTCAGTGGTGTGCGTTCAGGGATCCATGCGACTTGTTCGTACGGGGTATGTACGCCGAGGCCGAAGCGTTGCTTCGGGCGGAGTATGCTCCAAGGTCATATTGGGAAGAGGAGGAGGGATGAACGGACCGCTCTTGAAAGCCTTGATATACGGGGATCCTGGTGCCGGTAAGACATATCTTATTGGCACCGCTATGGAGTGCCCCGAAACCCGCCCCGTGTTGGTGTTGGACGCGAAGGGTCAACCGATTACGTTGAGGCTTTTCTCCCCAATGCCTTGCGTTCTGCCTGTTGACTTGCAGGTACTCTCTCGCGTCTACGAATGGTTGGCGGCGGGTCAGCCGTTGGACAAGGCGCCGACACCTGTGCTCGCGAAGTACCTCGAACTGTACTACGCGAAGTACGAAACCGAGTCCGTGGAGCGCAGGTTCCGTACCGTGGCGATCGACTCGCTGACGTACGTCCAGCGCTTGGCGCAGAAGGCCGTGTTGACAGGAGGTGGATCGATTGTCGATCCGCCCACTTCGATGTCGTACGGCGAATGGGGCAAGATTCTGGCTATCATGACGAACATCGCTGACGCATTCTATTCGTTGCAAATGAATGTGGTGATGACGGCGTTAGCGCGAAGGGACGAGTTGCCAACGTACGGCATCACTATGATCACACCCTTTATGTGGGGTCAGTCGAGTGTTGAGGTGCCCTCGTACGCGGAACTCGTTGGGTACTTGGTACCGGTTGAGTCGCCCGTGGTTCGAGAAGTGCTCGGTGCTAAGGTCGAGGCTCTGAAGGGTACCGACACGTTCAACTTGCTACTCACGAGGGGTGGTAGGTCGCACGTCGCGAAGTGGCAGGGGGTCAGGAACCCGCCACACGTGATCGCCGCGCCTACCATGGCTAAGCTGGTCACAGTGCTGAAGGGTGGTGGAGGGGGTGCGCCTTCCTAAGCGCTGCGCCAGGTTCGAGTCCGTACACCACATACGAAAGGAGAACCATGCCGGTAATTCACGTAGACTTCACTCAAGCGCAGGAGTTCGAGCCGCTGCCGAGAGGGTGGTACACCGTCGAGGTCACCGACGCCCAGCCGGGACAGTCTCGTGCGGGTCAGCCCAAACTGACTGTGCGGTATCGCGTGATCGATCCGCCCGACTTCGAGGGTCGTAGGCTGACCGACGACCTGCCGCTGGCGGGGCACCCGCTGGGACTCGGGCGCACTCGTTCGGCGCTCCGCGCCATGATCGGTGACGTGCCCGAGCAGGGAACGCTCGACACCGATGAACTGATCGGCGCCCAGTTGAAGGTGCTGGTCACGCATCGAGTCTGGGCCGAGGAAGCTGGTGGCGACGGCAGTGTGCGCGCTACGATCTCTCGGTACGCACCAATCGAAGGTGCCGAACTGGAGATCGCAGGTCTGGAAGAGATCGACTTCGATCTCGGCGTCTGACAGGCAGAGGTGCAGGGGGTGCACACCCCCAGCCTCCTGCACCCCATACCTCGCCAGCGAGGAGGGCCTAAGTGGACGCTGCACACCCCCAGCCTCCTGCACCCCATACCTCGCCAGCGAGGAGGGCCTAAGTGGACGCCTTCGTGAACATCATCTTCAGACTTGCTCCGCCGTCGAGCCTAGTAGAACTGTCGATTGGAGGCCTAACACAATCCCATCGAAGGTGGATAGAAGTGGAGCGAGTGAGTCGTGTGTTCGAGGAAGCCGTTGGTACCCGCGAGGTGTACTTCGCACCCGCAGTGCGAAGAGAGCCGAGAATGGGTAAGGCGGCGGTGCTCGGAGCCGGTGTCGCGTGGATCGATGTCGACAAGCCGGCCGTTCTGCCTGAAGCGCTCGTGCCACCGACCGTAGTTGTCTCGTCAGGTGCGGGGTTGCACATTTACTGGGCGTTAACGAAGTTCTTGGATACACAGCGCCTGGAGTTGGTCAACCGGCTCGCCGTGCAAGCGATTCCTGGTGCCGACGTCGCGGCGTGGAACGCGGATAGGTTGCTGCGTGTACCTGGGTCCTACAACGAACGGCGTGGCAAGCTGGTCGAGGTCGTTAGAATCGACGAGAACGTATACGATCCGAGGGATCTCGCGGCGGTGCTGCTCGCGATGCGAGACGAGACGTTCAGGAGAGCGGCGGCGGGTAGCACGAAAGGTTTTCGCTCGCGTAGCGAGCGAGATTGGTATGTCGTGCGTTCACTTGTGCGCTTGGGCGCTTCGGATGATGCCATTCGGTTGCTCTTCTCGCGGTGGCCATGTGGAGACAAGGCTGCGGAAGATCCACGGTATCTCGAACACACACTCACTCGCGCACGCGAGGCGAAAAGTCTGCCGGTGCTCGATGTGCGCGACCTCGACCTCGAACCTGTACCCACATACGAGTCCAGTATACCCGATCTGGCAGGTGTGGAGACGGAGACGCGCCTCGTACCGGTGGTGGTCGAACGCGAACGTGAACGCGAGCGCGAACGCGAACCCAAGCACAAGCGTGGTCGCAGGCTGACGCTGGAAGCGGGTTCCGATGGGATGTACGAAGGAGAGAAGCGCATCTCGACGTTCATTCCGATGCCGGTGGCGCTCGTTCAGGCGCCGCCTGACTACCGTGATGAAGTCGGCGACATGATTTTGTGCGACGTTATCCAGCCTGTGACAGGCGATGTCGCACGAAACGTACCGATACCACTCTCGGCGCTCACAACGACGCTCTCACTGCTGAAGCATCTCCCACCACAGTGGACGTGGTTCGGTAGCGATACCACGGTCCGACTGCTACGTGCGTGGTTGTACGATAGGCTCATCGAGAGGGGTGCTCCGACTGTTTGTGGAGTGCCTTACGCGGGCTTCACGATCTGGCAGGGCAGGCGGTACTACGTCTTCCCGGGATGCACCCTGGACGACCAGGGTACGATCCACAGACTCGAAGAGGAACTCGCTTCGGACGTGCCGGTGTGCGTTGCCAGGTTTCCGCCGCCGTTTCAGCCGCGCTTCCTGGAAGGCGACCCATCGACCGTACGCTTTATCATGGATCGAATTTGGGATATCAACCGCCCCGACGTTGTGTACCCCATATTGGGTTGGGTGGCTGCCGCTACGGTGCGACCGTACCTGATCAGCGTTGGCTACAGGATGCCTACGCTCATGCTGTACGGCATGCGCGGTAGTGGCAAGACGACTACGATAGCGCGCATCATCCAGCCAATGTTGGGGTTGGAACCGAGGGTGTATGACGCGAACACAACAAAGTTTGTCATGCTGTCCCTCGTGTCTTCCTCGTCCAGCGTACCCGTATCGTTCGGCGAATACCGCGAGGCGCTGGTACGACCCGATGTGGTACGTATGATACTGCTGACGTACGATACGGGTATGGATGCACGGGGTAGGAGCGATCAGACAGTGGTGACGTATCCATTGCGTGCGCCACTGACGATCGACGGGGAGGACAAGATCGACGACCCGGCTGTGTTGGAGCGTTCGGTTGGTGTGAACCTTCGTCCGGAGGACGTTGCCATCGGCACGACGGCGTGGGACTCGTGTGAGGCTCTCCTGTCCACGAGTCTCACGGATTGGGCGTATCCATGGTACTTGTGGACCCTGCAGGCTCCGCTCGCGGAATTGCTGGACGCGGCGGAGGCCGACTGCGAGGACGTCCTGGAAGGTCTCTCGCCTCGTGTCCGTCAGAACTACACGGTGGTGTGGTTCGGAATCAGGTTGCTCCACGCGTTCGCGCTGCATCACAGAACGCGGGTACCTGAGCTCGATCCGGCTGTGCTCAGGCCGTCGATCGACTGTGTCTACTCGGTGAGGCTCGGTCGCACACCCACGGCGGGCGACGACTTCGTCGAGTTCGTTGTTAACGCCGCTGCTCGAGGTACCAGCGCTTTCCCTTGGGTAATGGAAGGGGGTGTGCTTTGGTACCACTACGCGTCGGCGTACGACGCGTACGCCACCAGTCGCGCGCGCATGCGTCGCTCTGTTCTCGGTCGCAGTGCCATTCGGGAGCAGGTTGCGGCGCAGCCATTCAGCTTGGGTCCCGAGCTGCGCAACGTGAGAGGTCGAACGATTCTCGCGTATGGCGTTCACCTCGAACAAGCGCATGCGGCGGGGCTCGATGTACCGAAGACCTTCGTATCCAAGCAACTCACGATAACGCTATAGGAGGTGTCGCATGCGAACAACAGTATGTCTGGTATCAGGTGGGATGGACAGCGCGACCGTGCTGTGGGCGGCGCTGTCCAGGGGCGACCGCGTGGTTGCCGTGAACGTGCGGTACGGTCAGCGCGGTATGCGGTACGAGTCCGAGGCTGTACGTGACCTCGTGGAGGCCGCTGCTGCGCGATTCGGTCGCGACCATGTCGAGGCGCTGTTCGTACAGACCGATCTGATTCGGTCGCTCTGTGCCGCGTCGGCGCTCCTTGACACGAGCGCAGCACTCGATTCCATGGCGAAGCGCAAGGGGTTGGCGGCCACGGTCGTGCCCGCGCGCAACTTGGTACTCGTCTCAATCGCGAGCATAGTGGCATTCGAGCGCGATGCCGATGTGGTCGCGATCGGTGTACACCACGACGATGCGAGCGACTATCCCGATACGCACCCCGAGTTCGTCGAGGCGTTGGCGCGGGTTGTCGATCGCGTTCACGGTCGTCCCTTGGAACTGTGGACGCCGCTGCTGTACATGACGAAGGCGGAGATCGTCAAGTGGGGGACCGAGTTGGGTGTTCCGTGGGAGCTGACGCGGTCGTGTTACGATGCACGACGTAGTCCCTGCGGCAAGTGCGGATCCTGTATCAAGCGCGCTGAAGCGTTTGCGGCGGTGGGCATCGAAGATCCGCTGGTCAAAACCAAATCCGGTCGTTCGAAAGGAGCCTGAAATGTACACATACGAAGTCAGAACTACGTTCGACGCGGCGCACCACCTGCCCGGTTACAAAGGGAAGTGCGCGTTGCTCCACGGTCACACGTGGACCGTAGTCGCCACATTCGGTTACGACGAGAGCGATCTCGACGAGGTAGGCATGGCCGTGGACTTCGGTGACCTCGACGACGCGGTGCGGCGCATCGTTGGGGTGCTCGACCATACCCTGCTGAACGACATCGTCGAACTGCCAACGGCCGAGATGATCGCCAAGTGGATCTACGAGCGACTCGCGAACGAATTGTGGCCGGTGGCTACGGTGACCGTCTACGAGTCTCCGAATCACGGTGTCACGTATCGGCCCATGGAGGAGTTCGATGGCTGAGGAACCCCGGGTCTACGTATTTACGTCGGTCCAGGGTGAGGGCTTGCATCTCGGTGAACCGAGTTTGTTCGTTCGGTTCACCGGGTGCAACCTCAAGTGCGAGCACTGCGATACCAAGTATGCGTGGTTGCGTCGTGGAGACGCGTTCCCTGGTGCCGTCGAATTCGAGGAGGCGCTTGCCGCCGTGCGAACGTCGGAGTTGGGGGCCCTCGTCATCACGGGTGGCGAACCGCTTCTCTGGCAGGAGCACGTCTACCGACTTGCGAGCGCTGCGCGCCTCCGATCCATGCGTGTGACGGTCGAGACGAATGGTACGTATCCGCCATCGATCGACCTGCAACAACTCGAGGTCACGTGGAGTGTGTCGCCTAAACTCCCGTGGTTTCTCGGTAAAGGCTACGCGGCGGAGTTCGCGTTGCGCGCCTTCCCTGTCGGGTACCTCAAGGTCGTTGTCCGCCCGTACAAGAAGGACGTGGTGGGCGCGATTGCGTTCGCAGACGCGGCCAGGCCTTCCGAGATCTCGAGGACGCTGATCCTGCAACCCGCGAACCCACTCGCGCACAAGGCAGTACCAGAGCGCGAGTGGGGGAATGTGATGAGGAGCTACTGGCTTCGCTACGCGAAGATCGTCGAGATCGCGTCTCGGTGTGCGAGCGAGTTCATGGGGGTGCTCTATGTCCGACCACAGATACACGTCCTCGCAGGCTTGCGCTGATGTCGACATCGAGAGTCGGGTCGCCGAACTGTTGCGACTGCTGAGGTTCGACCTCGAGAGTCCGCACATGCGCGAGACGCCGAGGCGGGTCGCTCGATACCTCGTGCGCATCGCAACTGGTCTGCCCGAACCGCGGGTGACGCTCTTCGAAAACGATGACCCACGTGTTGACCAAATGGTCGTTGTGCGGAACATCAGGTTCTGGGCGCCGTGCCCTCACCACTTGCTTCCGTATCACGGTGTCGCGATCGTTGGCTACCTGCCGAGCAGATTCATAATCGGTAAGTCGAAGGTCGCACAGATCGTGCGCTGGATCGCATCGTGGCCCGTGGTGCAGGAAGTGCTTACAGAGCAGGTGGCTGAGTGGTTCGTAGAGAACCTCCAGCCACTTGGCGTGGGGGTCCACATTCGTGCCGTCCATACGTGCGAGATGGTTAGCGGTGGAGCGGATGTGCCACCACTGTGTACGACCGCACTGAAAGGGGTGTTCCTCGCGAACCCCCTGGCGCGTGAAGAATTCCTAAAGGAGGTGCACCGTGTTTCCTGAAGAGCGCGAACTCATTGAGCGACTCCTCGTCGAGTGGTACGACGCGGTCAACGAGGTGACGACGCGGGCGAACGTTGTCGTTAGCGAGCGTGCCCGCCAGTACGATGTCGTCAAGCCTGTGTGGCATCGGCTGTCGTACCCGTGGGGGTTTCTCCACGAAATCAGTAAGAAGAGTGGTCGTGTTGAGCAGCTGTACCGTTCCGCCGAGGAGAACGACGACGATGTCAAGTGGGATGTCGTGCTCGAGGAACTAATCGACATCGTGAACTACGCGAGGTTCCTCGCCGCGATCGTCCTCATGTTGCATCGTCGGCGCGAAGGTGCCCACGTCGATGACGGTGAATAGGAGCAGGCCATGAGATTCTACGCTGTGTACCCGCCGGTATTACTGACGGATCCACGCTACCAGTGGCTGCGAACGTACGATACGTTGTTGGTCGCACCCGTGGCGCTCGCGTCTGCGCCTTCGACCGTGGATGCGTTCTCGGTGTCGAGGCGTCGGTGCGCAGTGATCGTCGATAACGGTGCGCCGGAGAACGATGGGGTGCCTTCGATTGTCGACGCTCTTCGCGTGGCCGCTCACGTCTACCCGGATGTCATCGTCTGTCCGGATTACATGGGAGACTCCGAGCGAACGCTCGGTGCTCTGGTCGACTACGTTGGGGCTTGCGCGAGCGTTGCGCAGTGCGTGATGGTCGTACCACATGGGCGGAACATCGCTGAGTGGTGTATGTGTGCCGAGCAGGCGATCAACCTCGCGACCAAGCGTCTTGGCGATGTGCGCGTCGTCGTCGGTGTGCCGAAGTACCTCGAGCGACTCGGTGCGAGGCGCGCTGCGGTAGCGTGGCTCAGCCGTAACTGGGATCTGACGAGGACGCATCTACTGGGAACATGGCAATCGTTGACAGAGATCGCTGTGATTGCCGACGAGTTTCCGACCGTCGCGTCATTCGACACGTCGCTACCGACCGCGCTCGCTTACAGGAAGCGAAGACTTACGAGCCTCGATGCTCCCAAGGCCTCGCTCGACGAGAGCGATTGGACGCGAGTACCTTCGGAAGACGAGGTGGCAGAATGCCTTCAGCAGAACCTGGACTACATTCGGACACACCTGTAAAGCGCGAGGGTGCCAAGTGTGACGCGTGTCCGCTGCGCGCAGCGCCCTACGTGCCGAGTCACATACCGGAGCACCCAACGTTCATCATTGTCGGTGAAGCGCCTGGCGCTGATGAGGTCGTCCAGGGCCGGCCGTTCGTAGGACGCGCAGGCAAGTTGTTGCAGTCCAGGCTCGAAGTCGTGGGCCTGTCGTTCGACGAGGCAGCCGTGCTGAACGTCGCGTCCTGCAGGCCACCGAACAACGTCTTACCACCGGAGGCGGCGCGTTGTTGTCTGCCTGGACTCGCTGCGGAAATCAGGCGCATCAGCGAAGTGTGTGGACGTCTGTACGTACTCGCGTTGGGTCAGACGGCTACGGTAGCGTTGTATCCTCAAGGGGCGTCTCTCACAATGACAGCGCTCCGCGGGCGGTGGCTGAAAGGGGTGTGCCTTCCTACGTGGCATCCTGCGTACGTGCTGCGGGCGCCTTCGCGCGACACCGAATTCCGCGGTGATCTGGAGAAGTTCGCGCGGGTCGTTCGCGGTGAGGAGCCGGGGGAAGGCACACCCCCGCTTCCTCGTGCGGTGGTCGCTAAGTCGACGGATGAGGCCGACGAATTCCTGTCTGCGCGCAGCGGCGTGTGGGCGTTCGACTTGGAGACCGACCAAATCGACTGGCAGCGCGACCGCATTCTGTGTATGTGTATCGCGACTGCTACTGATGAGTGCATTATCATTCCGGATTCGCTGTTGTACACACCCGACTGTGCGAGTATGCTGATTCGACAGTTCGACAGAACCGATGTCAAGTGGGTCGGTCATAACGCCAAGTTCGACATGCATTTCCTGGCACACCAGGTAGGCGTGCACAACGTACACGTAGATTACGATACGCTGATAGCGCACTACGCACTCGACGAGAATTCGCCACATGCGCTCAAGACTTTGCTCTACGAGTTTTTTGGCTACACGGACTACGAACGCGAGTTGGTGCAACGCTTCCTACGCAGTCGTAACGATAGGTATTCGAAGGTACCCCGCAAGTATCTGTACACGTACGTTGCGTTGGATGCGACGCTTACGCTGCGACTGTGGTTCGAGTTGGAGCGTCGCTTGCGCGACGAGGGCTTATTCGAGCGACCATTCCTGTGGCCTCTTATGGCCTCGCAACCTGTTCTTCTACAAATGGAACTGCGCGGTGTAGCCGTATCGCGGGATGCAATCGAGCGATTGGAGCGAGCCCTCGACATCGAGTCGCGGAAGCGATTGGCACGGCTATTCGAAATCGCGGGCATGCAATTCAATCCGAATGCGCCACACCAAGTTTCGCATGTGCTCTACGACGTCTTGGGGTGCCCGCAGCCTCCGAAGGCTCGCGGTGTAAAGCCGCGATCGACTTCGAAGGTCGCTCGCGCTGCCTTGGATCGCATTCGGTCGACGCTGCCGGAACACGTACGGGAGTGGTTGCAGGTGTACAGCGAGTATAAGTCGCTGGACAAGTTGCGCTCGTCGTACGTCGACAACCTGGCGCAACTCGTATTCAAGGAGGGAGGCGACGGTAGGGCCCACCCGGACTTTCTTGTCTACGGCTCCGAGACGGGGCGACTATCCGCTCGCGATCCCGCAATTCAGACGATACCGAGGCCCGGGACGGCTGAGATCGGTGGCATTCCGTGGGGGAAGTTTATTCGTGGTGTGTTCATAGCATCTGAAGGGGGTGTGCTGGTCGCCGCGGACTACAGCCAAGCGGAGCTTCGAGTCGCTGCGGCGTTGAGCGGCGAGGAGTTTCTGTTGGAGGCCTATAGACACGACCGTGACTTGCACAGCGAAGTCGCGATTGCTATGTTCGGACCGCAATTTACAAAAGAGCAGCGTATGTTGTGCAAGATGTTCAACTTTTCGTACTTATACGGTGGCACTGAGTATTCGTTTGCGGAGTCGGCGAACCTGCCGATCGAGACTGCGCGTGCGTTCGTCAGGCGCTACAACCAAGTCATGAAACGACTCGCCGCGTGGCGCGAGGAGCAATTCAGACTAATGCGCGAGCACGGGTACGTGGAGACGCGTACGGGTAGACGACGGCGCTTCCCGCTCATCACCGAGACGAACCTAGAAGACGCACGCAAGGCGTCCGTCAATATGCCTGTACAGTCACTCGCGAGCGACATAACGCTCGCGGCGCTAATAGAACTGGATCGACAACTGAAAGAAAGGGGGTGGTGGGAATGGGCGCGTCCGATCATCACCGTTCACGACTCGCTTATCGTCGACGTTGCGAATCGTGAACGCTGGAGAGATGTGGCGTGCCTACTAAGAGATGTGATGATCAAGGCAGCAACCGATTTGGTTCCGGAGGTGCCGTGGAAGGTCGATATATCCGTAGGTCCCGATTGGGGTCATCTTGAGGAGGTCGAGATATGACGAAGAGACAGGCGATTTCTCTGTTCGTTGCCCTCGCGTTAACGCTGGTGGAATGTGTGGTCGTCTTCGACGTCATGCGCAACCAGGCTGCTCTCCTGTTCGTCGTCTTTGCCGCTGCAGCATCTGTGTGGGCCGGCTACGAATTCGCTGGCAACCGCGAGGGCGCGCTACTGATGCGCAGCGCCAACGCCTTATTCGAGGCGGTCGATGCGCTGCGCACTACTCTAGAGCGCCATATAGACGAGCACGACGTGAAGCCTTACGATCCCGATGCTCTCATGAGCACGGTTACGGGTATCGTATCCCGACTCACGAACATCGAGAAAGCGCTCGCGTTCGTGCTCGTACGTGTGGTGCCAGAGTATAAAGAGCAGATCCTCGTGCAGTTGAGTCAAAGGAGGTGACACATGCCTACGACTCTGCCTCTGGAGGTCGTGTCCTCGGTTTTCGTGGTAGCACCCGAAGGCAACTCGCCTGTCGCGCGCTGCATTCGCGCTCTGGCTATTCTGAAGAATGCACAGGTCGTCGTCACCGGACTGCGAATCACACCTTCGGGTGGGTACGCGTGGGATGGTGAAGGGATCGAGGCGGTTGCGCCCGAGCAGCCGGACCTAGCGCGCGCCGCCGATGCGTGTATTACCCTGCTGCTGCCTTTGGTCAGCACACCCCCACCTCCCTCTGCGTGGATGGACGACGAGCGCGATACGCCTCTCGATGTCGTTGCCGTAGAGGTAGCCGAACCGGATGGCGAGACTCCGTCGGAACGTATCCGCTCGTGGTACGACGAACTGTATACGGTAGCGCGTATGTTGCAGGGTGCTGCTGTGTACGACGACGTCGACCTCGCCAAGGAGGTCGTAGCGTCCGTGGCGCTGCTGGCCATAAATGCGCTCAACAACTTGGTTGCGGAGGTGCGAAGATGAACGAGCGTGGACAAGGTGCTACCGAGTATGCGTTGTCCTTGCTACTCGTCGTCGTGGTGGCGATGTTCATTCTGGCGATGGTAGGGGTCGGCGCCGGTCTTACACAGGCTAAGGTCCCCCCGCCTCCAGCGCCGATCGGAAAGTGGGGTGAGTATCCCGACCTCGTGAACCTCACTCTCACTTCGGAGGCGGTCGCGCAAGACACGATCTACAATCGGTGGCTCGACGTTACCGCGAAGGCTCTCGCCGCCGGTAACGGCCTGACGGTCGAGGCTCTGGACCTCGCGCACCAACGTCTGTATCACCAGCTGTATCAGGCGGCGGTGGAGTTGGAGGCGCAGTCGAGCACGCGGCTAACGCATCTGTTGAAGGATCGCGCGCACGTCACAGCTTGGTTGGCCGTGAAACTGGCGGTTAAGTTGGGGGTACAGCTCGAGACGTACTGGTGCCCCGCGAACCCGAGCCTCGGACACTGCAACTGCTATGTGTTCGTCGTATGCGATGAGGAGGGCCAACTCTGCGCCGCCGCATTTGTCAAGGAACCGACCCTCGACGAGCCGCCCATTCTGCTCACTGCCTACTACGATGTCTGCAAGAGTCTACGTCGGCGACTTGCGGAACGCGGGTGCATTCGCGTGTTCAATGTCGTACTTCGCATACCGTAGGAGGCTGCTATGGATGTGTTCGCTGTAGCGTATGGTGTCGCACTCGGACTCGCAGTGATCGGGATCGCGTACGCGTTGTATCTCCTCGCGACAACGCCACGGAGGTGAGATATGTCAGCGACAGAGGCGGGTTTGCTCACCGTGGCCCTCGTCGAACTCGTGAAGCGTCTCATCAGAGCATACGTACCTGATACGCCTGACGTTTGGTGGGTCGTTGCCTCGATCTGCTTCGCAGTAGGATTGACGTTCGGCTCTCATGGTGTATCGTGGGAGTCGTTCCTGGCGGGGCTGCGATTGGGGTTGACGGTTGCGGGATTGTACGCGGTCGCCACAGCGATGATCCACCGATTGTCCGGGCGGAGTTCTGGAGTGTGAGGGGGTGTGCTATGAATTGGGAGGTGACGACACAAGTCGCAGTGCTTGTGCTACTGTTGGTAGCCTACGGTGGCGCGGCCTACTGGCTCGGTCTCGACAAGGGCTACAGTCAGGCCTGGCGTGATTGGTGCCAACGGTGTCCGCACAGAGACGCATCGTAGTCGGTTGCGGCGCGTGAGCGAAGAAGAAAGCCGGTTGCCCTCGTGAGGGCAACCGGCTTTCTTTTTCGTCTGGGTCGAATGCGTTGTGCGATCAATCGCGAACGTCGTTGGGTGTGACGATGTGATAACCTCTCGCTCGCCATGCTTCGACGAGAGCGCGTGCGGAGCGTCGGAACACATCGAGGTACGCATTAGGTGGGTTGGCACCTTTCTCGTAAGGCTTGTACCACCCATTTGGCGACCACGCCGAGAGGTACGTGGTGGCTCCTTTGGTTATCGCGTTGCCGTCGAGCGATATCACGTTGAGGTAGCGTGCGAGTTCGAGTTGTTGGTGGGGTGCACCGCCGAGAAGGTGCACAGGTCGCCTTCCGAACTCCCAGAGAATCAACTCCGACGCACCAAACTTCGTCGGCACCGAGTAACCGAGTACGACGGGCACCTGACCAATTCGCTCGGGTATGCGTTCGATGATGCCATGCACCTTCGGTATCAGTACGACTTCGTGGACGAATTGCGCAGCCTCCTCGGCCCAGGAAATTGCCTCGTCGAACATTTCGGGTGTCTCGATGTCGATAACGGTGGCCATGTATGGACGGTGAGTCGCAAGCGCTTCCATGTAACGTTGGCGGTTGGGACGCTTCCAGTTCTGATCCGCGAAGAATAGGTCGGGAGGGACGTATTTCTGCGGGAGCTGCGCACCGGGTAGCAACCCTTCCTCGCGGGCGATGTCGTAGAGTACTTCGCGCTTCGCACAGCATATCAGTCTGATAGTTTTCTGACCCATACGAGCAGTGTTCTCTTCTTTCTGCGTTCCGTCGCCTGGCGCTCGAAACCCAGGTGTACATAGAATCCATTCGCGGGCAGACCTTCGGGGCACTTGGCGAGTATGTGCGACGCTCCGTGCGCGCTTGCGATGCGTGCGAGTTCTTCGATCAACGCGCGCCCTACGCCTTTACCACGCGCGTCATCGCGTACCGCGATTTCGTATAGCGTGCACTGACCTTTTCGAGTGATGTGGAATCGCGCGAAGCCGACAACCGATTCGCTATCGACTGCCACGATGACCTCACGCTTTCGCACTGCCTCCGCAAGCCATGAGCGTGGTATGAAGCCAAGCGCCTGCCTATTTGCGTGTGCGATAGAGCTGATCGCGTCACACTCCCACGAATGCGCTCTGCGAATCGCGATCATCGGTCCCTCCTGCATCGGGAATCGGAGTTGTACGAGAGTCGAAGTCGCATCGCGTACCAGACGTGCAGCCACGACGCGTAGAGGGGTGTGCAGGGGCCGCCGACGGGACCGCAGTCCTCCCCTGCCACACGCGGTGGGAGGTCGAGACGAGCCGCCCCCACGCTCGCCGTCCCGTTATTCACCGCACCCCTCATATTCCGATCAACCTTAGCACCGCCAATGTGAGTTGCGATGCGACGAGTGCGAGCAGCGCCCACGCAACCTTGTTGAAGCGATCGATGTGTTGCTCCAACGCCTGGAGTCGCGACAGTATGCTCGGGTCGTTTCGCCATATCTGCTCCTCCAGCGTACCGACGCGGTCGGTCAGGCCCTGCAAACCGTCACCACACAGAATCAGTTGTGTGCGCTCGAGCGCCGAGCGCACCTCGCGCAACTGCTCTTGCAGAGCGCATACTTGTTGTTGGATGCTCGTTACGGTGCCTTGTAGCACTTCGAGTCTCTCTGCGAGTTCGCGATTCGTCGTTCTATCAGTCACGTCAACCTCCGGTTTCGAGTAGTCCACCGAATAGTACGTAGAAAGACGTACCGAGCGCGGTGAGTGCGAGCACCGAACCCCAGCAAACTAAGTGCTCGAACCCCAACGCATACGCGACCCACGCGAGCGTGAAGCCCGCTGTCAGTGGGCCTACGCATCCAAATAGCAGCGTGCCGAGTTTCTTATCCGTTTCCGTTGGCCTCATCGTCGCCCTTCGCTTGTGAGAGTGCGATCAACTGTCGCGCTATCTCCAATGCGATCATCGCGAGCGCAAGCGCGTTCTCGCGAGTAACGTTGGTCGTCGCTACGTCTCCGGCATCCGTAAACGCCACTATCGCGGTCAAGGCACACCCCCTCACCATGTTGAGATCGCAACTCGCTTCCACGTATTCGTTGCGACGCAGACGTAGATGTAGTCTGCGTCCCAACAGATTTCGCCCACCTTGCCTGTGCTTCCTGAAGATGCAGGAGTTCTGGATGTGCGCAGACGGAGAGTGTCGCCCCCGATGTCGACGCTCCCCGTGGCACCGCTAACGTCTGGGAGCGACGAGGATCCAAGAGCGACGTTTCCGGAAGCGTCGATCGATGCACGAACTATGGGTGTACTGCTTCCGGTGGGCGACGTCAGGAATTGTAGGTACGTGTCGTACGAGCCTCCTCGGTACGCACGAACCGCTGCGTTTCCTGCCGCGCTGAACTCCCACTGGATATCCAGCGCACTGCTGGCACCTGTGGGTGCATTCGGTCCAACGATGTGGAGGGCTGTCTTGGGAGACGTTCTCCCAGGACAAGGATCGCCGATGTAGATGTCTCCGTACAGGCGCTGCGTCGAACTTCCCAGCCCAACTGTTCTGGCGGTACACTCCGTCGGTACTGTACCGGGAGTAGAACCGTCTCCTGGTCCGTAAGCAACGATTTTGTACGACAGCGACGTTACGGTCCAGTAGCGGTCCTGACCGCCGCTTGTTGTCCCCACGTACACACGAAAGTTGATAGCCCCAGGCAGGTAAGACCACGACACTTGAATTGCGTTGGTTGTGCTCCCGTCTACGGCAGCGGAAACTTGTGTCGACCCGAGAGTCGTGCCTCCAACACCGCTTGCGACGACACGTATATAGTATGTACCCGCAGCGAGGCTTCCGCCGGAGGTGGGTGTCGCAGTCGCCCCCGAAGGAGTAGGAAGTTCGATTGCGAACATCGCGTCGCGGTGTAGAGTCAGCGTATACTGCGGATTCCTACCCAGGAAGTTGCCTATCCCAACATTTCCCGAAGCACTGACTCGCAACCTCTCTACTCCTGTCGCTCCTCCGGTGATGAATCGGATATCCTGGCCGGTAGCGAATGTCCCCAGCAGCAGGTTCCCTGTCGAAGCCCGCAGAACAGTGTCGCCTGCAACTGAGGTATTCAGCCACTGATTCGTACTCGCTGCGACACCCAGCGAACCTTCCTGACTGGTTCGCCCCCACGTGATGCCCGTGTATTTTCCAGAATCGTTGGATCGCAGTTCTACACCCCAACCCGCGCCAGTAATGTTGGTGGGTGATATGCTCAAGTTGGGACTCGGGTGTATCGCATCTATGTGGATCTCCGCATCGCTCTTGACGAGCCCTCCGGATAGTGTGAGTGGTTGCGATGCAACCACATCACCGAACTCGTACGTAGCGGTTCCGAATACCGCACGTCGTACTGCGGCTGCGATCACGTCTGTCGTCTGAAACGAATCACTGCCACCTTCCGTATGCGAAGCAGCGTGATTCGCCGGCGGCAATTCTATATCGTCTAGGGGCATGGGTTTCCATTGTGCGGTCGCGGCTTCGTAAACGTAGAGAGAATCTACTGTGGGTACGTAAGGTACGAGTTCGACGCTAACGTCATCGTCGACATCGCTCAGCGGGGGGTCCACATAAGAGGACGTGAGAGTGGTCTCGCCTTCGCTATCCACACCCACTGTTGATCCGCGTATTGTGCTATGTCGTACGCGACAGATTCCGCCGCTCGCGACACGCACTCCGACTCCACCATCGACACCAAAAGCCTCGACGGTACTGTATACTAGATCACAAGTCGCGGTGGCTTCGACCTTCACACCGACTCCCGATACGCCTTCCGTGTCGGAGACGAGTGCTGCAATGTAGGCGTTGGTTGCGGAGAGCACCGCTCCTTCGGTGACGTGTGCGAGCGTGTACGCCGCCGGACCCGCGGCTGTGTACGTCACCGTGCAGTTGCGGAGGAAGAGAGAGCCGGGTGCGTCTACGGTGATGATTGTGGACGTCGAACCGGCAGAGGCACTAACATGTATGCGAAGGTTCTCGACCGTTACCCACGGATGCGTCGCTGTGAGCGTCCCGTACAGCCAAGCCGCCTCGGGAGACACCGCAACGATTCGCACTCCGCGGTCGACCATTAGGTTCTCTGTGTACACACCCGGAGGTATGTAGATCGTGTCTCCCCAGGAACTCGCATCGATCGCCGACTGGATGGTCTCGTACTCGACGGGCTTTCTGTCCACCACTCGGTACGGCTTCGTAGGCCAACGGAATTCCGCTGCGGCAAGCAGGTCAGCGGCGTGATACCCGTCCAGCAGGTCGGCGTTTAGGTTGGTGACGAGTTCGGTGGAAGAGACTGTGAGTGGGGGTGTGCCTCTTACCGCGATCGTGTAGTCGAATGTCGAGGCGCGGTCAATTAGCGTGGAGTGGTGGGTTCCAGTCGAGTCGCCAGTGATCCGCGAGTCATACGTTTCGACGGCGCCATCGCCAAGTGCGGAACCGTCCAGTACGCAGTTGTACAACGTAAGTGTCTGGTTGGCCGCGACTACGAAGTCTCCAGCGATCGTGCACCATGCGAACGTCGCATAGCCAGGATAGTATCCGTCGACAGACACGTCTTCGAGTTCGAATGTTGTAGACTCGAAGCGCATACGGTGTCCGGGTGCGATCGACGTCGAGCCCCCGACCCACAAGTGACAGTTCGTGAGCACCGTATCTCCGACGAGTTCGAGCGACGGACCGGAGTCTCTCCAAGCAGCGACCTCGCACCGGATCATCGTCGTGTTCGCGACTGAGAGGCACGGTGCGGCCTCCGTGTCGTACCGATCGACTTCGAGGGCGACGTCCCACACATCGGAGAACGTGAGAGACACCAGCGCAGTCGACACTGGTACCGAACTGTAGAAGTAGATCCACGTGGCGCGCCTCGCCTCGGTAGTTCCGGCGATCATTCTATTGTCGATCGTGAGAGGTTCTGTCAACTCGTATTCGTGCCACCCAGGGGGGACGAGTATGACGTCGATGTTGGTGCTTGCGGTGAGCGCCTCGAGGAAGGTATCGAACGCCTCTACTCCGGCGGACTCGGCGCTCCAGACGTCGCGGACTACGAGGAACTTTGTGAGCAGGAAAGCCGGATCCGGGTACACAATCGCACCGCTCTCGTCAGTGCCACTCGGTCCGAACACCTCGTAGAGGTCGCCTTCTACTATATGCAAGACGGTAACCTGCTGGCCTTCCTGGAGGTTAGGTGGGAAGCCTCGGTACAAGACGTCAACGTGTTCGCGACCGCGCAGCGCAACACGAACGTAGCGAGGGACGACGTCGGTGCCGACATCATAGGGATCCACGTGGACGACTACGCAGCCGGGTATATGCGTGTCTCTTCTCAATCTCCTGTGAAGTGCCTCGCGAGCCCGTCGAATCGTCTCCTCGCGTGATGTCATTCTATCACCTCCAACGTGAGCCTCGCATGCGCCACGTGACCTTCGCTAATCGTGATTTCGATTGCGCTCACCCACGCGACTTCGTTGTGCCACGAGTAATGCGCGCCGTCGACTGCAGTACCCGACCAATCGATGTAGACGGGTTGATTGAGGTCGACGTACAGACCGATTGGACCGGGTGCCGTCCAGGTTATCGTGTACGGGCGATTTTCCCACCGGTACAACCTCTGCGCCCACTGATTGAGCAACGCCTGGCTATTGCATCGTATGCCCGTCTTCTCGACGACCTCACCGTAGACGTGCGTAGGCGACGGTGGGTACTCGGCGTGCATCGTGGTCTCCGCATCCGTCACAGCGTGGAGCAGTACTTGTCGGACCTTCGACTCACGCGCTTCGACCTCCAAGGTACCCAACAGCAGCGTTCGATCCAGCGTGAGTTCGGGATTGGGTGCGGTGTAGAAGTACGGATGTGGACGGTAGTGGAATACGTCGTTACGATCAAAGTAACAGTCGTAGAACTCGTTCGCAGCAATGTCGCGTAGCGTCCGCCACAAATTCGTGGACTCACGGACGATGTAGCGTGAGACCTCCGCGCTGCCCTCCGTATCTATGTCCGTACGAATCCAACCAGACGGGTTGTGTTCGTGGTCGTAGACGAGATTGCAATGCGCGACCCAGTCAGGGTTGGTAGAGGGCGGCTGACCAACTGTATCCCAGTAGCCGAGGATGTGCCTCACGATCTTGCCGAGGGTCATGCGGTCGCGCACGTCGAACTGGTGGTAGTGCTCGCGGAGTCGTCCAAACTGTTCGACGTCTACGAATCCGATACCCTGCAACCAACCACGCTCCAGAATTGCGTGACTCGTTGCGGCTTCGAAGCGCGTTCGAGCGGCCGTTACGTCGATCGCGTCGGTGAGGCGGTATACGTACCCCGTGAACGCGATGCGCGGGAACGCTACCGAGCGACCGACTACCGCAGTGGCGTGTACTCTCATGGCGGACCACTGGCTCAACAAGTTGGTGTCACGAAGTACCGTACCGGAGCACTCCCAACCACCATTGCTCGTGCTTCCCGCGATGCGCTCGACTATCACATGTCGCGTGAGTGTCATCGGCTCCATAACCACCCCAGCCTCGACAGTAAATGTGTCCTACGAATGTCCTCGCCAGCCTCGGCCGGCGACGTCACCGCCCTCCACGTCCTACCGCTGTCGACTGACAAGTACAAATACCGTCCAGCGCACGCCAATATGCGGTGCGGCTCCGTCGGATCGTACGACGCGTCGTCGACTGCCGGACTCGGCGTCGCACCCCACCTAACGACCTGCGCACCGTCCACGATCAGGAACGTCTCCGAACCGTATGTGAAGACTAGGACACCTTCCGGGATCGAGAGCATGCACGCGACGGTGTACGGCTCAGGCCATCCAGGGAACTCGTGCCACGTATCACCTAGGTCGTCAGAGTACATAAGTGGGTGGAGGCTGTCGCCTAGGTAGAGTCTACGTCCGCGGAAGTAATCCGGGCAGAACGCGAGGTACTGCCCCTCCGAGTACCACACTTCTACTAACGCACTGCAATCCCATGGCGCTCTGTACACCGCATTTTGGACTTCGCAATCCAACGTTAGGAATACGTAGTCGGCGCCTACCGATTGGTACAATCGCACGCGTCGCAGATACGTCGACGGATGCGCATCGGACGTTCGACGCTCCGCGTATATTGTCCAGTGTACATCCGTGAGGTCTGGCCACTCCGACGTTTCCGGACAACGGCCCGACTCCGACTCGGGGCACCACCCGTGCACAGCGAACCACCCGTCGTCCTCATATCCCGGAAGCCTACGAAACGGCTCGTTCCACGTCGTAAACGTCACGTACGAGGGCTGTGCTCGCCCAGTGACCTCACGGTACCACAGTCGGTGCGAGGAGTCGTAACCGTGAGTCCCCGACCACGCATACAACTTCCAAATCGGTGACGTCCTGATACCTGCAGTCGCATCCGCGAGACCAGATGCGATCAATTCGTAGTCCGGAGCGAGTCCGTTCCAACGAATGTACAGAGGTATGATAGGATCCCCGTCCTCGTCCACCACCCAAATGAGGTTGTACAACTTCCCACTCCACTCCAACATCGTGCTGTAGACGGGTGAGGTGTTCGACGGGAGATCGGAATAGCGAATGCCCGTGCGCCGAATCGTGTTGTCGAGATTTGCGATCACGTAGGCCCACGACGAAGCCGCAGGAGGCAGCGTCGTCGCGACGATCTCGCCAAGGTTGTTGACGCCAACGGGGTACCAAAAGTAGCGTTCCTCGTCGGGACCCCCTGGTCCGAATGTTACGGGCTGCCACTGAATCGACGGCGTCAAGACGTCGACCAATACGGTACCCCACAATTGGGACACAACCTCCTCACCAGCGTACACCTTCACACGCATCGGCTGCGCGACGTATCGTCCATCCGCCGAAACCCACGGAGACCACGCACAGAATGCGGAGGTGGAAGGGAACCGAACCCCCCACCCCGGCCAGTACACGCGACCAGAAAGTCCAATCGGTGTACCACTGGTGGACATCCAATCCGTACGCACCGCGAACGACCCACCGTTCAGTGGGTAGATCGTCGCGACTGCGCGCACAAGCGAACCCGCAGTCTCGAGCCCAATGTCTACAGCGCCGTACGGAGTGAGAGCGGGGAACGAATCCAACAGATTAGCACACTGTCGCGTTACCTCAACCAATTCGGAGTCGACGGCGAGCGTCACTGGGTCCAAGACGAGATACCTGATCGTGACGTCGCAGAATCCTCCACCCCAATCTCGATTCCACAATGCAGCCGTGAGAAGGCGTCCGTCGACCGCTGCGAGAAACGGGCACTGCACGTAATCGAAAGCCGGTCCTTTCGAAGACGGTTGCGTGGGATTCACCGGGTAATCGGCTGATCGAACGACTTCCCACTCCTCCGGGTGACAGCACACCCCCGCGGGCCCTCCGACTATGGGGAGCGCTGGCGTCAGAGCGAAATCCGGTGGCTCGCCTTCGCGCATAACGAAGCGCGCAATGCGCCACCCACCGACCCCGTAGTCGAAGATCCCCCAGTATTCCTCACCGGCTACCACCGAAAGCAGTACGGCATGCGCATCGAGGTTCGCGGAAGGTGCGCGACGACTCCATAAGGCACCTCCGTCGGGCGCGTAGTCGACTCCCTTCGGTTCCGCGTCCAGAAGTTCGACCTGCGAGACGTCGCACATCGGGAGCACGCAATCGAAACACGGTTGGACGTCACCACGGCGGTCGAGATCGCGCGCATTGACGTTGTGCACGCGATCCCAACTTTCTCCGAGGCACGTAAACCATACTCCGGTACCCATAGTCCATCACCCCTCGTACCCGTAGACTCCCACGTACGCTGTGAACTCGGGTGGTACGACGATTTCCCATTCTCGCGCTCGACCTTCGGCACCCAGTATGTCGCGAACAAGTAGGACGACCTTGTAACGTCCGACCTCGGCGTACCCGCCCATCGGGTGCGAGACCCTCCCTGTACCTGGCCACGTTCCGTTTGACATGTTACCGTCTCCCCAATCGATTTCCCAATACTCAAGAGTGCTCGTCGCCGAGTACGATCGACTGTAGTCCGCGTCGACCGGTTGGCCGACGAACTGAATGGGTGGGATGAGTTCTAGTATCGCAACGGGGTCCTTGGTGACACCCACAGTCGTTCCGCTGATACAGCAGTGAAAGTTGGGAGTCACCGGAGGTCCAACGTAAACGTCGAGGCGGAGTCCAACCGCCGCCCCTCTCATCGCTTCGAGAAGTCTGTCCGCCATAACTCACCCCACGTGGACGAGGAATGTCGCAACGACGTCCGTGAGCAACGAGCGCTGTTGCACAGCCACGACACGCTGGCACACCGCGTCGTACGTAGCGAACTCATTCGACCTACCCGGCGCGCGAGTCGTTAGACGAACCGCTTGCCCTTCGTAGTTGCGCCAGTCAACGCAACCGTCGTCAACCCTCTTCGTCCAGGTCAAACGCATGTAGGGACTGCGACGAATACGTCCTGTATGATCGACACCCAGTTCGTACGCCTCCCATTGTTCGACATCAGGAGCCACGACACTGCGCTCGTTTATCGCGTACATGCACACCTCCTAGGCTTGCAGGGCGTCTGCGAATACAGCGATAACTCGTTCGGCAACCGCGTCAGCGAGGCGCGAGAAGTCGAGGCCTTGGAGCCCCCCTGTCCCCATAACGGGAATGGGTCCTCCCGTCCACGCCAGTCTAACGGTGGAGGGTACAGTGAGTGGGCGAATCGTCACGCGCTCCGGACCTCGCTCGCCGGCCAAGAACAACGTCGGACGGCTCACAATCTCGTCGCCGCCGAACTGCCGCGGACGTACTCTCCACGTACCAACGTCACTCCAAGTAGGTCGCGGTAGCGACGTAACCGCCTGCGTGAGTACCCGTCTAAACATTTCGGCGTAGCGCATCTGACGATTCCAGAAATCCGTGAACACCTGGTCAACTTCGCCGTCGGGTCCGAAGTACTCGTGTACGAGTTTGAGCGCCTTGTCGTAGCCCACGCCCTCCTGTTGCAAGAACTCGGCCCACCGCTCAGCCTGCTTGCGCATGCGTTCTCTATGGTCAGCCTCTTCCTCGATCTGACGCTTGAGTCTGTAGGATTCGGCGTCGAGCATTTCCTCGTCGTACCGCTCGCGAGCCTGTTGAATCTGTTCGCGTTTGCGCTCATCGATCTCGCGCAACTGTTCCGCAAGCGCTTCTCGCAGGTCGCGCAGTTGTTCCTGGAGCGCAGCACGTTGTTGCTCGCGCTGCAGCGCCCACAAGCGCTGTTGGTATTCCAGTTGCAATTGGAAATTCTCTTCGGCGGCCTGTCGCTCCATCTCGTGACGCGCGTCGAGGTCTTCAATGGCCAATACGTCGCCTCGAGCGACCAACTGCGCACGCTCGTACTCGTACAGACGCTGCGATTGCAACAGCGCCAGCCAGTGGCGGCGATACATGAACTCGATTTCTAATTGGTGCCGCGCTTCGTCATTGCGCTCGTCCTGCTGCGCACGTCTCTGTAGGTCGCGTAGCCGCTTCCGATAGTCTTCGTACGCCTTCTCACGCGCCTTAGCGGCGTCGGCCTCCGCTTTCTTCACGGCGTCGACGTATTTGCGTGCCGCCTCCGCGGTGCGCTCCGAGTAGGCTTCGCGGATCTGCTGGAGTGCCTTGATGTGCTCGACTCTGGCTTCGTCGGCAGACATCGCCAACGAAACGAGTCGATCGACGAGTCTGTCGACATCCGATGCTGCGTCCTCCACTTCCTCACCGAGTTCGCCGATCGCAGCGGTTGCCCTTTCGGTCGATCGAGTTGCGAGACCTGCAGACTCGGAGTATCTCCAGAACGTTTCCTTAGCACGCTCAACCGATCGCCCCATGACCGTATCCCACCGCTGTGCGATGTATTCGAAAAGCGGTGGGTGCGTAAACAGTCGCCACTGTAATACGACCTCGCCGAGCCCCTCGAAGAAACCTATGAACCCCGATCGAGCAGTCTGGAACATCACGTACAAGCGCATGAGCGTCTGCAGTGCGGTGTTCAACACATTGGAGAGCCACTCACCAATGGGTCGGAGTTCCTCATTGATTACCGCCCCCAAACTCTTCCACGTCACTTTCAGGCGTTCGAAGGGGGCAGTCGCCTGCACTGCATCCTCGCCGACCGCCCGCATGATCTTGCTTCCGTACTCGAGCGTTGCGTTGAGATACGCTGCCTGCTTGTCGTGAAGCGTCAACTCGGTTACCGCTTTGCCGTGTGCGACTGCGTATTGCTCGAGCGCCCGCGCGCCATCGATGTAGACGTCGGCGGACTTGATGATACGAGGCTCCGCACGTGATATACCCCGCACGAGTGTGAGAAAGACGTCTTCGACGTCACGCCCTGTAGCCACAGCGACGGCCCTCGCGATCGCGTATATCTCGGGTAGTCTCTCGGCAAACGAAGCCGCACCCGAGACGAGCGCTCGCGACGCCAAACTCATGATCTGGGCCTGCGTCAACGTACCATACGATGCTTCACGCAGACCCTCTACGACCTTCGGTAAGTCCACGCCATACGCCTCGGCGAGGTTATGCGCTGCCTCGACGGCCCCCTTTAGCCTCGCCGCTTCCTCCATGCTTCTGAAAACCGACGTAATCGTCTTACCCGCCACACCCACTAAGAACATGAGTGTGAACAACTCCCAACGAATCATGAACAGGCGCTTCATAAACGACATCTGCGCTGCGCCTGTCGCATCAATGTCCATCCCGAACCCCGCAGTCGCTTTGCCAGCCTGTTGGATGATGGTCGAGTACACACCCAGAGCCTGCGAGTACTCGCGTAGATGCTTGTCAGACTGAACCAACGCGCTGACGAACTGAGGGATCTGCGCGACGCTAACGGTCTGGAGTTGCATACCGTACTTCAGCCAGACGTACAGCGCGGCGTTCACCGTGTTGTTGAACATCTTGGTGATCGCGTCCAACTTCGCGATCTCGGATGCGGGCACCCCAGCGTCTATCCGCCAGTCAAACGTTGGCTGAAACTTGAATCGAAATATTTCCTCGTACGCGTACGGCATGTCAACGCTCCATTAGCAACTCGGTGAGCACGCGTTGCGCGCGCTCGTAAGCAACGATGAAGGCGCGCTCCGCACGCGACATCTCGAACCACTTGGACGGTCGCACGGACCACGCCTTCATCGCCGCCGCCTCCTCGAACAGCGTATTCGCAGTCACGACACCAGTGCGACTGCGACGTCGCAACCGCTCCGCGATTTCGTGAAGAGGTTCGCCGTCGACTTCAACCGCGAAACCCGCGGAGTGCCGCTTCCACCTCCTCTGGTGCCAGCGGTGCCGTTTCACCTAATGCCGCAGCCATAAACGCAACGTAATCGGCAGCGTCGGCAAGCAATTCGTAGTTGATGTAGTCGACGCGTCGAATACCCGAACTCGCCAACCCATGCCTATGCAACACTTCGGGTACGGTCCAGTCATCGGGTGGCTCGGTATGCCACACATCGGGTGAATCGTTCGGGTATTGCCACGCCTCTACTCCGTAGTCGCTCACGAACGCTTGCACAGCCGCATTCGTCTCGCGGTTGTAACGCTCGACCTCCTCGACGTAGCGCTCCCATTCGGGAGTGCCAGGCTGCGCGCGAACGCGTTCACGCCCAGCCGCCGTTTCAATCTCCACCACAGGGACGGGTGGGGGTGTGCTCCTGCCCGTTATCTGCAGCACAGCGAATGGGGGAACGCGGCGAACGCGCAACTTCGTACCCGACTTGAGCGTAATGATCATGCGCGCCTCCCGATTTTAGCGACGAACGCATCGTTACCACCAACGTAACCCTCATTCGGCGAGTAGGGTGCGATCGCGCGAAGGCCGGTGTTAGTGGGTACGTAGTCGGTAGGCAATCTGTACCACGTCGCACCACCGTCCTCGGTGCGCAGAATTATGCCAGCTCCCGCTCCAGTCGTGAGCACGGCGTAACCGAAGAAACGGTGGTCGGGGTCGAATCGAATCATGTTCACGAACGCACCAGTGACGGTGTGCATGGTATTCCAACTTCCGTTGTACCACCCATACACCGTCCCGTCGTTGCCGCCGACGAACACAGCGCCCTCAGCGCTTACGGCGGCGGTAGCGTAATCGACACCCACTGCGGGTGGCGTCAACGTCGCCCAAGAGTTGCCGTCGACAGTATACAGCACCACACCGGCGTCCCCCACTGCGTAGCCCACGGTGTCCGAAGCCATTGCGATGTCGCGTAGCGTTTCGGTCGTGGCAACGCCGGCCTCGACGACAACCCAGGACTCACCGCGATCCGCCGAGCGATAGATGTAACCGTTGGTGCACACCGCCCACAACCGTCCGATGCTATCCATGGTGATCCGTCTGACCGACTGATCCGCGACGTTACCCACTTCGATCTCGCTCCACGAGTCGCCCTCGTCATCGCTTATCGCGACGGCAGCGGGCTCACCCGAAACCGTATCGCGACCGACCACCAGACGATAGCCGGTAGAGTGTGGAACGAGTGCGATCGACGTAGCAGCCGCGTCAGCGAAAGGCGGAGAGACCGCGGTCCACGTCGCTCCGCCATTCGCAGTGCGATAGACGCTCACGTAATACGGAGCCGATGCATCGACTACCGCGTATGCGATCTGACCGGAGTCGACACGGGAACCGCAAGGTCCGCCACACTCGGAAGCGACGACTGCGAAGTCGAGGACGTC